ATAGGACTGTGGTGAGGGCAAACTTGTAAGCGAGAAATCCCACGAAAGTAGCTCCATAATCAAAGTCAAACGCGAAAGGTGCGTTATTCCACGACACTTCAAAAGCAGCGGCGCACAGTGGTGCTAAAAACTCCTTCTGAATTGCTGAATTTTCAAACTTGTCCACCCTATCAGATAGAAGGGTCACATACGCGTACGAGGCGGCGGCTCCCAAAGCGGCCGATACACCCTGGTCAGCCCCCTGTGTGATGAAGTACGAGGCACTGAGAGCGGTACCATACGCAGCTGTAGACTTTTTCAGGGTTGTCTTGAGACGGGAGTACTCAGTGGGAACAACTGGCTTGGTGAACGCGTAAGTGAGGGACATTCTGTACGAAAGTCACTTAAAATCTTTATCCGAGTTAACAATAAGAATGCCGTGTCAACGTTGTAGGAAGAAGTGTGGTGTCCCCATCGATTGTAACTATTGTGAAGGCAGCTTTTGTCCGAGTTGTATCAATCTGACGAAACACGATTGTCAGGGTGCTGACATTAAGAAGATGAAGCAACGTAAGGAACTGAAAGAACAGACGGCCTTCGAACCACCACCAAAATGCTTAAAGATTTGACAACACAATAGAGTAGCGTGGGAGGCTCTATGATGCTGAGATGTCCGAGTGGGTTCGAACCCCGCTCTCAGCATCCCGCACTCATAGCTCAGTGGTAGAGCGCAAGCTTAGTAAGCTTGAGGTCAAGGGTTCGAAACCCTTTGAGTGCAAATTCACATCATGAATAAGAAGTATGTTTTTCTTTTTCATGACGTAAATTAGGATGTTCTTGTGTATCGCAGAATTTCTCCTTAAACTTGTATATAAAGAGAGGATAAAGAGGGGAGATTCACCTCGAGGTTCATCATATAACATAAAGATTATGGACGAAACTCAACTATAATGACTCTCGGAATTAAGAAACTTTCCTTCGATGCTCTTCTTCCTACTCGCGGCTCCATTGGTGCTGTGGGTTACGACCTGTATAGCAATTGCGATGGTGTTATTCCATCATCGGAGAGGATGCTCGTCTCTACGGGAATCGCCGTGGTGCTCCCCAACGGTGTCTATGGGCGGGTCGCACCTCGTTCGGGACTCGCAGTCAAACACGGTATCCAGGTTGGGGCTGGGGTCATCGACCCAGACTATACGGGGGAGGTCAAAGTCATTCTCTTCAATCATGGAGAAAAGGACTTTGAGGTAAAGAAGGGAGACCGTATCGCACAACTTATCCTTGAGAAGTGTGAGACACCCCTCATCGAAGAGATTAGTATCGTCGAGGATACTGAGAGGGGTTCGGGTGGTTTCGGTTCTACCGGCAATTAGAGAACCAAATGTCTTCTGGGTTTGGTATGAAAAGGACACCCTTGGTCATCGTCATGAAAAGTTTGGCTTTGTTGACATCTGGGTAGGACAGGAGCATCCATCGTTCCCAATAGTCAGCCCTGAAATAATCATCCCAATCCTCTTCCTCACTTTCTTCGACACTGAGCATACCTCGGTGAATTTCGTGAAGGTTTGTCTCGATACGTAACTTCTTAGGAATGATAGCCCCTTTCCTAATAAGATGCGCACGCATGAGACGAGCGTTACCGTGGTCTGGGTAATGCTGAACACCCTTCTGACCGAAATCTATAGCTCGCCTATTTGGAAGAATAACTCTATACTTGTGTGTGACGGATGGACTGGGGGTGAGGGTGACACGCATCATATATAAGGACTGTAGTTTTTTATAACACATGTTAGAATACACCGCATCGGGTAATATACCTATTCGAATTGGACAATCCGCAAAAGAAAACGACCACCTCACAACTACGAGTGACCCCAAGCACTGGTGGATGCATGCGAGTGGATACCCAGGTGCGCATGTCATTGTGTGCTATGAGGGTGAAGAACTCCCCAGAGATGTGAAGAGAGACGCCGCCGTACTAGCTCTACATCATAGTAAGACACCTGACTCGAAGATGTCTTGGGTCGACCTGGTACGTGTCGAAAATGTATCTTCCCTCAAACAACATGGACGAGTGACACTCCACGGTGAAGTTGACCAGCTCACCATATTCATGAGAAAGGAAAAGGAACGTTTGGAAAGAATCTTAAAAACTCAGAGTAAACCCTTATACGTTCCAGCGATGTAGTAGACATCTTCGAATCCAAGTTCCTCCAATTTCTCTGCTGCAAATCTAGCTCGTTGCCCAGTGTTGCAGTAGACAAGTAAACCCCTCTTGGGGAGTTCTGTAGTGGTCTTCTCGTTAATCTTATCAACGGGGATGTGAAGTGCCTTGGGGTAATGCCCTGCACGGTACTCAGTGGTTGTGCGAACGTCGATGACCTTCTTTATCTTACCCTCCTTGATGAGCCTTTTAGCTTCAGAGGCTGACACGAGGTTCTGTCCCATGTAGGTGTATGCGAGAGCTCCCGTGAGAGCGCCAGCTATGATAAGGGGAATCATTTAGTATTTGTGGGGATTTTAACTTTGACGTGATCCATCTCAAAGCAACATTGGGCGTGACCATCATACTTTCTTTGACACGCCCTGCAGTAGTACAAAATGGTATAAAGTGTAGAGTCGTCCATACTATATATGAACAAGAAAACAGCTGATGTGTCCACTCGTCTCACTCCTACTGAGTTTGCTAAGCGTTCAATGGATGGTCGTTTAGAGGCGACGAGTGAGGCACTTAAGGGTGAAAAGGTTCTATACAAATCTAACTGTGACTCGGATAAGTTCAAGGAGTTCCTTGAAGACCGACTCACAATTTGGGAAGGGGAGAAGGATAAGACTTTCTATGGAAAGAAGATGTATGAAAAGACAAAAACTTTGATTGACAACTGGAATTAGTTACCGAAAGCGACACCAGCCATACCATTCTTGATACGAAGAATGTTATAGTTGACCGCGTAGACACGGTGGAGCTGGTTACCACCCGAGGGGTTGGTGATGCTGAGCTTCGCATTATCGATACGAGAGAAGTTAAGGGAACCAGTGGGCTGCATCTTGCTCATGGTGAGACAGAAAGGCCACGAGTAGGTGGGAACGTTGTCGATGGCACCATCGGGGAGGTCAGTGCAGTGCATCTCAGCAACGACGTCGTGGTGGTACACGCTAGACATGTTCTCAAAGAGTGTTGTACCGTTAATGTAGAGAGACGCAGTATCGAAGGTGTATTCAGTCGCGTAGTTGGCATCATTGGCGTTACCAGACACGAGGTGGAGAGACTTCACTGGGTGGTTGAAGTAGCTGAGGTCAAACTCAGTGTCGGTGTTCGACGCCAACTGGTGTTGAGTCTGGGTGATGAGAAGTTCGTGCTCATTGTCGGTGAAGAACTTGCGCTCATCAGTGTCGAGGTAGACATAGTTACCGTAGACCTTGGGGGTACCAACGGCGGTGTAATTGTCACGGCACTTCACACGAATCTCGACATCGTGGTACTGGAGCGCCACGAGGGGGAGACACTTCGTCCAGTCTTCACCGAAGAAGAAGGGAATCATGAAGTAGTTACCCGAGTGGTTCTCCTTACGAGTGTTCGTGGTCACAGCGAAGGACGCCTTGGCCGCGGAGTCACGCATCAGCGCATTGTGAACACCCTGAATGTAGAGGGAGTCAAGTTGCGACACCTTCTGACCACCAATCCACAGCTGGAATTCGGTGGGGTTGGAGGCGGTACTCGAGAAGAGACCGTCGGGGTTACCCGAAACGTTCGAGACGAGGGTATCCTCGATCCAAATGTAGCTCATGAGATCACCCTTCGAGCGAATGGGAATGGTAACCTCGTTGTTCGCACCGAAAGTACCGATGTAGTCCAGGCGCTCAGGCTTCATGGCGAAGTTGGTGTAGCGTTTGTAGTTCTGACGGAAGAAGCTGACCTGGGGATCACCCGTGATGTAGACATCCTGGGCGCCCACCGACACAAGCTCAATTAAAGCAGCAGACATTTATTAATAAACGATATTAAAATTTTCGCTCAATGTAAA